TACGCATTAACGCCTTGGTTATTATAATTTGAGCCTGATCTTTCGTAAGGACGAAGACCAAAAGCTGCATCTATATTAGCCATAATTTGTCTCCTTTAGACAATGAGGTAGAGACATAGGATCTTAACCATTAAGATTTTTTGCGTCCACCAAATTCTACCCGGGATTGCCTTTCTTTTGAGATTGGCATGGAAGGGTGCTCCTCCTTCATAAGATCGTTGTCAACAGATTGTTGCTGATCTTTAGTCAAGTTAGCGAAATATTCATCTCTATCTTCTTTGACCTCAATCGGACATCTCATTAACATTAATCCACCTACCGCAATAGTACCTTTAAATTTTCCCTCATTTAAATGAGGTAAATCTATCCTGTCTGGATATTCATCTGCTCTCACAGGTTCATATCCCGATCTGATTCTAGCAACTACGTTTTTATCATCTTGCGTACCTCTATATTCAAATCTTACCCACCGATGGTGATAACCTTCGGGTGGTTCAGGGGCATCCAAATTAGACGGTGGAACCCAACCTCTTTTACGAGTTTTTAATTCACGGGTTTCAGTCTTGCGTGAGGTCTTATTTTTATTTTCTGTACTCATATTTTGCTACTCCTTCACGTATTTAGCATATTCTTCGAGTGGCACATTAAGCCTTTTAGCTATCGCTATTTGTGAAGGTGTGAGCTTCACGACTCGGCGCCCAGATTTAGTCTTTCGTACGGCCGACGCTACAGTCTGAACGGGCTGTTTCGTTTCGGTTTTCTTCTCCTCTGGAGCTTTACCATTGGAAAACTTTTGAGGAAACTCTGTTCTCATACGAGAATTAATTTCATTATAGTACTCATCGCTCGTTGGGTCAAACCCTTCTTGCGTTACAAGGCGATTATGTAGTGCCATAGCTGCACCTGTCATCACATCATCTGATCCAAACCACTCATTTTCTGACGCCCATTCTTCTGCTCGGGTGTCAATTTGAGCTGGAGCTTCGTACTGTTGTTGTTGCTGTTGTTGCTGTTGAGTAGGAGGAGCATAAGTTTTCTCATCATTTTGTTGAGCTGCTTTCATTGTTGTTAGCCTAGCAGCATCAGCTTTAGCTTGAGCCAATTGTTCTTGAGCAGCTACCTGTCCTTCAGTATCATTGTCTTCAATAGCTTTTTTAAGATTAGCTTTTGCTGCTTCAGCAGCACTAGTTACTCTTCCTTCATACTCATTGACGTAGCCTTTACCTACATTGGTATATTTCTTTTTGAGATCTTCGTTTTCTTTTTGTGTAGCTTCATAAAGTCTTTCCATTTCTCGCATACGTCCAACGAGATTGTTAATTCTTTTTTTAACCCCTTTACTATAGTCTTTCAGATCATCTGTTTTATACGGATCAGCTTCTTTTTCTTCTTCTTCTTGAGGAGGTTCTTCACTAGCTTCTTGAGTTTCTGGAGCTTCATCTTCAACTATTTCTCTTATGTTGCTTTCTTCTACAGGAAGTTCATCTTGCGTGTCTTCTTCTTTTAATGTTACTTCAACACTATTTCCACTTGTGTCTAAAGGAACCATTTTTTCTTCAGCCATAATATTCTCCTAAAATAAACTTGCTGGCAGTATATCTTTTGGATGATCAATGACTGCCAGTATTTCATCATCATTCACTATTCGAAGCTCACCACCATCAATACGAATTCTTGATCCTGCATATTTAGTAATAAGTACCCAATCAGTAGCCTTGCACCAAGGACCATTGGGAAATTTTTCTTCATCTTTATAAGCATCGGGTCCTATCTTTAACACACGGCAAACATTTGTAGCTACTTGTGCTTCAGCTACAGTTTCATCTGTAAGATGTAGGCCTGCTTTAGTTTTTTTCTCTAACAATAAAGGAAATAAAACAATCCTATACCCTGTAGGTTCTGGAACTTTTCCTATTTCTTTTTTTGTTTTGTAGGGTTTTTCGTTAATATCAATGATATTATTTTCTGGTATTAAAATCGTCGGCTTCGTCTTCATAGCGCTCCTGTTTTTTTAGCAGGTCCGTGAGTTCCTGTATAGTTTCTTTATAAGCATGTAATTTCCCTAGAAGATACTTATATTCTTCTAAAGTTTTTACATCCGATGTTATAACTTGATTTACTTGGTCTTGTCTAGTTTTTAATATTTTTTTAAGATAATCTACAACTCTTACTATATCCACTAACCTATTCCCTTCATAAGATTTGCCATGCCATTAGCTCTGTTGGGTGTCTGTTTAGCCCAACGACTATCAAGCATTTCGAAACTTGCACCCACATAATTGAGTTCTGATAAAGCTTTCCACATGTTGCGGAACTTAGAGACACCTGTCTTGCCCAGTTGAAAAATCATTTCAACTATAATTTCTTTAGCTAAATCATCTATGTCGGAGCATCCATGTTCTTCCATTAATTCTTTAGATCCTTTGACTGCTGTCTGTAAGTCATGTTCTAAAATTGTCATCAAAAACTTTTCTTCATATTCTTTGTCATCTTCCCAAAAATCTTCAACGCAGAGGTGGCCTACGCCCACGGTTCTCTTACCTAGGGTATCGAGATATACTTTGTTTCTGTATCCTTCATGATCCTTAACGGATTGTAGTAATCTTTCCATGTTCATGTAAATATCCTTGTTGTTGGTCTTTTGTTTGGTAGCATTCTACCAAAGCCTCTTGGATTAACTGTTATGTATCCTCCATTAAATTTCTTTACTATTGTTTTTACATTAGTTGGTTTACCTCCTGGATTGCCCGCAGCTCTTTTTCTAGCTACTGCTGATTTTTTTTGAGAAGAACTCATTGATCTTGCTTTTGCAATTGGTACACATTTTGGATAAGCTCTCTTACTTCCTTTTTTTCTACCGCAAGGTTGATACTTACCATTCTTTTTAGGTGCACCTATATCTACCCACTTTTCCTTAACCCAAGCTCTTAATCCTTTTTTAGCCATTATGTAACAGTGGTTACTTTACGTCTATCTTCCATTATTCCACCACAACCTTTTGCTATACCACCTTGATTAAAACTAGAAATTTTTTTTCGTTGTTGAGAAATTTTATTTATAACTCCTCCATTAGCTTTTTTCTTTTTCTTTCCACCCTCAACTGTTTTGCCAGAGCAAATTGAACTTGCATACATGTTAGCGTAAGCGGATGGATAAACTTTAAATTTTCTTTTTGCGGCAGCTTTACCTTTAGCACATAATTTGCCCATTATTTTTTTCTTAGTCTAGATAATGTTTTAGCAAACCTTGCTCGTTGTCCTAATTTTCCCGGTGCTTTCGCAGCTTTGTTTAATTTTTTCAAAGGAATCTTTTTTCCTTTTTTCACGCCTAAAGACTTACGCAATGAACCGGGTTTCTTAATAGCTTTTTTAATATCAAGTTTTTTCTTTTTTACTCTTCCGCCCTTTTTGGCTTTTAAAACTCCTCTACCAATAAGAACATCTTTCTTAGTTATTTTACCATCTCCACTTAAATCTTCCATTAGTCCTCCTATTTCTTTTTTAAAAGTCCCATTGCACCTTTAGCTCCCTTGATGCCAAAGCTCGCCGCGCAACATAAATATAACAAATGTTTATAATATTCAGGAAGCGAGTGCAAGGCTTCAAAGCCAGCTTTTATATGTGGTGTCATTCCGGGAATAAAAACTAATGTTGCTGGAGCAAGTAAACAAATTAAAATTACTTCGTCTTTCCAGCTCCCTTTCATTTGTTCTACAGCACTTTGTTCCCAAGCCACTTTGCCAGCGATTTGATCTTCTTTAAGTTTGGTTGCTGCTTTTACTTCCGTAAGTTTTAATTCTGCTTTTGCCTTTTTGGTCTCGACGAAGCCACGGATTCCATCAGCGGCAACGCCGAGTAAGGGTTTTGCTAAAAGCTGCCAGACCATTGTCTAAGCTGCTCCGCCTGTCATCCAACTGATGACCCAAATAACAATAATGGCTACAATAGCAGCCTTGATCCAGTCCTTCATCTGCCAGTCACTCCACTCTTTAATGTGTGACCATAGATCTTTTAGTAAGTTCATAGAACCTCCTTTGTTAAAGTAGCGAATTATACTATTTTAAACCTTTGAATGCTACCTTTTTAATCTGTGCTTTACTTCGTTGTCCTTTTGGTCCAGCACCTAAGTTTTGTTTTACTTTAGGTCCTTCCATAGTAGCACTATAAACATCAGCTATTGCAGTTTGATTTACATGTGGTCCTGCATAAGGATTCATATCTGTTGAAACTGTCATTTTAGCATTGGGGTATAGACCACCATTTATAAATTTTGGTTTTGGGTTGTTTAATGCCATGTTATCTCCTAGTGTATTGTTGGTTTTATCAGTTCAATAAAATCAATTGTGTTATGTTCCATGATAGAACCTGCATCTTTCTTTACTAAATTATCAAAGTAAAGAATACGTGCAACACTCATCATAGCACCCGCTAAAAGTATACTATCTTCCTCACTTTTGGAAGTATTTTCTACATAAGCAAGTATTTGATCAAAGTAACTTTGTAATTTTTTTTCTGCAGGAGATAAAGTGTCCATATTAAAGTTTGTTTCTTAGCTTAGAAGGCTCCATTACCTTTGTTAATTGAATTGATTCTCTAATTGTAGCGTGACGATCTGCGTTGTCTATCTTTTCTTGCTCTTGTACAGCGTCAATCTCTGCTCGTTGCTCATCAAGTGCCAATCTTTCGCCATCTTTCTGTGCACGTAGCTCTAGTTCCTCTGCACGTAGTCCTAATTCTTCTTGTTTTAGTGTAACAAGTGGATCTTTTTGCATTCCTTCTAGATATTCTTGCTCTTCTGCTACCATAGCCTCTGTTAACTCTTTAATTTTTATAGAAACTTGCTTTGCTGTCTCTATTTCAAACTGTTGTTGTAGTTCTGGTGGTAGTTGACCACCATATTGTGCAGTAACTTGTTGAATTTGCTCTTGATTTTCCATCATTACCTCTTCTTTTGCTTGTTCACTGATGTGATTAGAGATATGCGCTTGTATTAACGACAGTACAGGAGGTGAATTCTTTACCAAATACGTCGACATAAAGGCACGATGTGTGTCTATGTGTGCGATATGATCCTGTTGTGGAAACGCAACCGCTGGTTTTTGTAATAACATCTGTGAATTCTCCATTGCTGCATCCATTGGCATAGGTTTTGGAGGAGGAGGTAAAATTGCATCGATATTTTGTACCCCCATTGCCTGATACATACGTCTATAGGCCTCATATTGGTTGTGAATTTGGGGGTTCGCTTGTGCTAATTGTAACTGTGTCTGCGCTAGTGTAATACGCTGTGACATAGAAAAGATATTAGGGTCCGATACAGGAATAATATCAACACGATTATCGAAATCTGTTTGCTTGATCATTTGATTTCCACCCACCACGGCATATGGATATTCAGGTGGTAAGTAATCAGTGATGATTCTTGCTAAAATTCTAAATTCTTTTTTCTGTGCATAGTGCAATCTTTTATGAATAGCACTCATGACTTTTGTTCCTTGCTCGAGTAGAGCCATAGTTGTGCCGACAGGATTAGCTTGTGAACCTTCTCCTAATTTTTGATCGGCAACTGCAGCAAATCTTTTTCCTGCATCAACAACAAAACCTAATAATGAAAATAAAGTTTGATCTGGTCCTTTATACGGAAGTGGCATGAGACCTTGACGAAGATCACCACTTGGTGCGTCTATGTCTCTGAACTCTCCCGGTTGTAATGGGCTATCATCATCGGCAATTCTGATTCCTCTTGCTTTAAATCCTGCTGGTAAATTAGATAATGTTCCCGCATCAATGAGTTGACGGAGTGCTGACGTAGCAGTCCTGGACAAACCCCCCAACATATGAATAAGACCAAAACCATAAAAACCAAGGCCTGGTAAAAATTTATATTGAACGAAGTATGGTATTTTTTTCCGAAGAGAATCATCTTCTCGGTAGTTGCGGTAGATGGAGAGAATGTTTCCTGTTCCCTCATCAATAGTAACCACATAAGGAATCTTTATACCTGTAGGTTCTCCTGTTTGCTCGTCTTGATCTTCGAAACCTTCTATGTCCAAATCGCAATGCACTTCAAACAGTTGATACATTTCATCGTAGTTAACCGAACTTACACCTTCTAACTGATTATATTTTTCTTGTACTTGTGTTTCTTCCATTGTAGGTTCTTGTAATTTTACATCTTTGTATAAACCCATGACTTGTGCTTTTTTAATTTCGTTACGTGTCATCTTCACAATATGTGTAACTCTTTCTGAAGACGCTAAGTCACTTGATAGATACGGCACAATTAAATCTTCACTTGGAACAAATTTTGATACAGGTCTTCCTAGAGCTGCATCATAATAAATCTTTTTAAAAGCGGAACCTGCAAGAGGTAAGAAAAATAATAACTGATCCATGTCAGCATCATACTCTTCCATTTCATCTAAGATTAAGTAATTCATGTATTCACGAACACGTTGTGCTTGTGCTTCTGTTTCAGCGTTTTGTTCACCGACAACGTTACATTTTACAGGACCCCCTGATGGTAGTAATTCTTTATACGCTTGTGATTGAAAAGCAGTAACACTCTCGGATAGTAATGGATGGGTCACGGAGCTTGCTCCTTGGAACGGCTGTGATCTTTCTTGGTGTTTAAATCCTAGTAAATCTAATCCATGTGTATACGAATAATACCACTCGTCTCTCGACGCTTTATCATCTTCAATCTGTCCACGTAGTTCTTCTGAAATTTCATTTAAGATATCATCTTCTAATACTTCTGCTAAGTTTGCACCAAAAGGAATCTCCTCTTGTACCATTGCTTCTTCCCCAAAGGTCACTGACCCATCTGGGTTTTCAATCATTTCTTCAGCTACTTCTATTTGTTCTTCAGCAACGGGTGCTGCACTCATCGGATCTGATGGTGCTGGATCGTATCCTGCTGGTCTTTCTACTGCCATTAACCTCTCCTCGCTACACCATAGCCACGTTTCGCTAGACCGCCATGTTTAGCTGTTGCTACTTTTGTAGGTTTAGATTTTTTCTTAGTGTATTGATCCGTTAAACCAGGGTCATAATCTTTTAAAATACCCTTTAATTCTTTTAAATCCATTTCTTGTAATTGTTCTAATTGATCATCATCCCATGAACCACTATCTAGTTCAATTTGTTTAATTGCATTAATAATACTTTTTTTACCCATTATCTTTTTGCCTTTCCATAGCCACGTTTCGCTAGGCCACCTGATTTCATTCTCATTGGTTTCATTTGAATAGTAGAGCCTTCTGCTGAACCTTTAGCAAAGCCACCTTGAGCTTTTTTATTTTTGTTTGCTTTGAATTGTTTCATTTCATTTGTAAAATCTTCTATAGCCTCTACTTGTGTCATATTCTTATTTTTCATACGACGTTTAATAAAACGCATAAAATTAGGATCATTTAAGTCAAACTCTTCGTATCCTTTAATCCCTACTAGATTTCCTTCTTCTCTATCGGCCATAGTAATCCTTACGCTTGTAATTGTTTCTTCTTCTTTTTCTTCATCATAGCATTAAATCCTGTGGGTTGCACGAATTTATAATACGCTGCTTTAGGATTCATAAAAGAAGGAGGAGCTTTCTCTTTTTTCTTTTTCTTCTTCTTAGGTCCTTGGACCGTGAACCCTGGTTTATAAGTAAAGCTCATTTAATAATACTCCAATAAATTAGATGGCGGTGCATATGGAGGATCCTCATAATCTTCTGGATGCACGGCTAATCCAACTTGACGATATCGCATTAGCGCTTGTGTCATGCTATCTACTAAATCGTCGTTATCACCATAAGGGAAAGCGGCGCATTCTTCAACTAATTCTTGCGCCCAATGATCTTCGGTGCACCATACCTGTCCTGCTTCAAACAGAGTAGATACCGAGTTTACTCTAACATGTTTATCATTACCACGACTTGGCGTGAAGTTAACAACAGGAATACCGAAGCGCCGTAGTTCTTGCGTCAAGGGCGTTCCACTTGCTTTCTGCTCAATGATAATTGTTTCTGGTTCCCAGTAGTGGTATTGTTCTAGCGCTTTTGTTTTTAACTGCGGGAAGTCCCACCGTCCTTTCTCCACGTCTAGCAAAATTATATTCGGTGTAATCTCTTCATGAAGGAATACCCCCCACGTTGTAATAGCCGAGAAGTCTGCGGTTTCTTTTTTACTGAAGGCCGTGTCATATGATTGAATCACATGTTGTAATTTAGGGAGCTTGGGCTTATCCCAAAGCTTCCAGTACTCTCGCTTGATAATGGAACCTTCTTCCGATGTTGGATTCTGCTGCCACTGTGCATTCCATTTAGCCACGGACAACGATGCTTTAACCGACTCCAACTCTTCTAACTTCCAATACTGTGGCCAGACAGGTTTCTCTGTTGGCAAGATAGCAGGAAACTCAATCACGTCCCACTGATCTGCTTTAATATCGGATTGTGCTTTCATTAACTCCCCTGTTAAATCTTTTGTTGACCAACGTGTCATGACAATAACGATCTTGCCTCCCGGCTGAAGACGCTGCCTTGGTCCAGACGTGTACCATTCATACGCTGACTCCATCGCCGTTTCACTTAAGGCGTCTTGCTCGGAATGAGGATCATCAATAATTAATAAATCGGCACCCCTACCTGTGATGGCTCCACCAACTCCTGCAGCGAAATACTCTCCCCCCTTGTTTGTCTCCCATCTTCCTGCAGCTTTAGAATCTTGCGATAATTTTATTTCATCAAAAATATCTTGGAAAGAATTTTCTTCCATTAAGTTACGAACCTTACGACCGAAACGATAGGAGAGTTCGGCGGTGTGGGTGGTTTGTATAATCTTGAGTTTTGGATCACGGCCCATCATCCATGCGGGAAATAGGAATGATGCAAATTCTGATTTTGTATGTCTGGGTGGCATATTTACAATTAGTCGTTTTATCTTCCCCTCCGCCAAGGCTTGAAACTTTTCTGCGATTTGTATGTGGTGGGGTCCCTCTACAAAGTCTGGCCAGACTTGTTTAACAAATTTTAAAAAATTTTCTTTGGCAAGTTTTTTAAGATCAAATGTTTTTTTTCTGAGTAGTAACTTTTTTTGTAAGGTGTCTAATTCACTCGGACTTAAATTATCAAAATTAGTTAGCCTCTTAAAGGTATTAAGGTCAGCCATCCGATGTTTATACCACAAAGTCTGTATGAGTAAAATAGTATATATATACTAGAACTATATAGTCCTACGGTCTTTTTAGGGGTTCCCCCCTTTTTGATTTTTGCTAATGGCAAATCAAGGCGCATGAGACCCCTACCGATAAGAACGAATGGACGAAAAAAAACTGCAAATATGCAGAAAAAAAAATCATTTAGCTATTGATTTAATCCCATTAATTCTTATATTAATATAAACATTAAAACAGAAGGGTTTGAATATGTTTATAAAAAAACTGAATGCTAAACAAAGTATAGGAGCTAGTTTATTTTCTGCAACTTGGATTAAAGCAGATGGTAAACCTAGAACTGTATTAGGTAAGCTACCCACTAATGAAAAGTTTTTCAATGGTGGAGAATTAAAAGGGAATAGAGATCATCTATTAGAGGTTATCGATATTAACTTATTAAAAAAGAATAAAGACAATCCAAAAAAAGCTTGGAGGTCTATTAACCTAACGACTTTAACAAGTCTTAAAATAGGGGGTGTTGAATGGGTAAAATGAAAAGCCTAGCACTTGATTTTTTAGAGAATGATCAAAACGAATGGGAGCAAGAACAACGTGCCTTGCTCCTTAGTCAAGGTCATACATCTGAAGAGGTTGAAGAAATCATTCAAGAGATGATTAACGAATACCATTATGAAATGGCAATGGACCATGGAGATTGGGAGCAACCTTATGAGAATTAAACTAGTAAAAGATAAGGCGCCTTTTAAGGCGCCTATCAAAATATATACTGAAGGCGCTATTGTTAAAAATCCATATAGCGGAGAAACAGCAAGATTAAATGCGCTTGAACTTTCAATATATGATACCATTAAAGGTTGTGAGCAATTCGAAGACTACGAAAATGTTAGACTTGGTCTAGATTGGTTCATGAAATTTAATGCAAACGCATATATGATATTATTAGATTAATTATTGAGGGGCGCAATCAAGCGCCCCCAATTAAATTAAAGGAGTGATTAAAATGTTATTAGAAAATACTAGACTCGATGTAATAGCAACTTTTAGAAATACGGATCAAGAATTTATTAATCTATCAGTTAATGAAAGCATCTTAGAAGATGAAGACACCTTACTAGATTACATTCAATTTAATTTAGGTGAGCAAGGGGCTGATCTAAGAGATGATAATTTAATAAAGCTTTCCCTTTGTTGGGAATGCTCAAAGGATACAGTAGAGAAATACAAAACTATTAAAGACTCTATTGAGAAAAAGAAGGGTAAATATTATTTCGGAGAATATGATATTTAATTTAAATAAAGTGTTGACAAGGTATGGGAATTATCCTATACCTTGTTTAGCTTTAAACAATAGGTCGATCAACTTATTGTTCTCTTGGCTGAACAACAATCGCAAAGTTGTAAGGCATGGGTTTTAGAAGGTATGTCCAAATGGATGAGGGTCTAAAATTTAGTACTGAAGTAGCGTTATTATGTAGGACATGATTTGTCGTGAAAAGGTTGTAGGTGAGGTCATGCAAGGCCTACAGAGATGAAGCTGAAAAAGGAGGAACTATGAATTATGATTAAAGACCAACCAAAAGTATACATAAGTGAACAAAAGGTAAGAAACAAACGTTCACAAGGGAGGTCACATGATTATAGTGATTATTATCGAATACCACTAGCCTTAGGGCTAGTATTCAATATGAACCAGGCTTTTGCCTGGTTCTGTAATTTAAGGAGAGTGCAAATGGAAAATAGATTATTAAATATGATCCAGGTATTAGAGCTGCAACTTGTTAAAACTGACCTGGCTGATGCCTGGTTAAGAAGGATTTGGCAAGATAAGATTAATGAATTAATGCTCAAGGTCACAAGGTTGCCGAGATAACCCAATTAAAAAAGGGGGCGCAATGCCCCCTAGTTTTTATGCTCTTATAAATTTCTTATCAATATATAAACTAAATCTTTCAGAAAATTTATGAGGTAATGAAGCGCTATATCGATAAGAATTTTTTGCTCCATTTACTTTTCTTGTGCCTCTTCCTAATTTTCTTATCTTATATCTTTTACGATTTAAAAATTTACGAGCGAGGCGGATAAACTCCGCCCCTTCCTGATTGTTAGGAATATTTGAAAAGTAATGAATAGGTATAGGTTTATT